GAACCGACCTGACCACTCTGGACGGGCTGAAACCTTATGGCATCATGGAATCCCAGATAAGTCTTCCCACCCTGGATTTCTACCGGGCTAATGTCGAGATCTTCGACAAGCACAATCCCGAAACATGGTGGTGGCTGGCAACGCCCGAATCTGCAGAGCCCCACTGTGATCCTGACTGGATTCTTTGCGTTTCGCCGTCTGGCGTCATCGACTTCGGCCACTACTACTTCGGCCTCGGCGTCCGCCCGTTTTGTATCTTCAAATCTTCTATCTTTGAATCTTTTGAGGAGTAACCATGGCTGAGAACGATCTGAAGGTAATTGTCAAGGCGAAAGAGCTTGCGTTTCATTCCTTCAAGCTGACATCCAACTGCAACCGGTATCCTAAGAAGTACCGGCATTCCTTAGTTGACCGCATCCAGATCCGCAGCATGGATCTTTATGAAACCCTGATGGAAGCAAACCGTATCAACAATCAGACTCAGAAATGGCAGCGGTGTGAGATGATCACCAGGGCAGTGGCACTGTGCGATCAGCTGCTGTTTTACATTGAGGTGTCCATGGAACTGGAACTTCTCAATGATAAGTCTGCGGCATACTGGTCGAAGATGGTGCAGGACGTAAAGTATATGTCCCTGGCATGGAGGTCCAAGGAAAGAAAGTAATTCAATCAGGCTGTGCGTTGTATTTTTCTTTGCGTTTCGCCGTCTGGCTACATCAACAACAACCACTACAACAACGACAACGGCGTCCGCCCGTACTGGTAAACAGTTCGACAGAGTAGGCAATAAGCCGAAATCAATACATCTTATCAAAAGAACGCACAACCTTTCCGAAAGGATAAACAGAAAAGGACTGATGCTGCATGACCGATTTTGAGAAAGTGATTGACTTTAAGAATATGTACAGAGCTTTCCGCAGGGCAAAATCCGGGAAGGGATACAAGCAAAGCTCCGCGCGATTCAATGTTTCCGCATTGGACGGTGTCCATGCTCTGATCCATCAGCTGAAGGCCAGGGAATACCGGGTGTCACCATACTCGGAATTCAAGGTCTATGAGCCGAAGGAACGTATTATACAGACAACCTCTTTCAAGGATAAGGTCGTGCAGCACAGTCTGTGTGATAACGTAATCATGCCAAGACTGGAAAGGGTATTCCTCTATGACAACTGCGCCGGCCAGAAGGGAAAAGGCACTCTCTTTGGATTAGACAGGCTCAGTCAGCAGATGCAGAAGTTTTATGACCGGTACGGTCATTCCGGCTACATACTCAAATGTGATATCCGGAAATTCTTCTACAGCATTTCCCATGACCAGCTGAAGGATATCGTAGCCTACCACTTCGGATACGATTCGGATGTGGTATGGCTCTGTAATCTGTACATCGACAGCACGGAAGGGAAAGGCATCCCTCTGGGCAATCAGATCAACCAGGGATTTGCGCTGCTTTACCTGGACGGTATGGACAAGCTGATCAAGTATGAGCTGGGTATTGAGTATTACGGCAGATATATGGATGACTTCTGGCTGATCCATCCAAGCAAGGATTATCTGAAATACTGCCTGGAGGTCATCATGGCTTATCTGGAGACGCTGGATCTGGAGCTGAATGGAAAGACGCAGATCTTCCCATTTAAGAATGGTGTCAGTTATCTTGGCTTCCATACCTACATAACAGCCGATGGTAAGCCGATCCGGAAGCTGAAGAATCAGAATAAGCGGAATGCCCAGAGGAAATTCCGGAAGATGGCCAAGCTGGTAGCAGAAGGGAAGCTGCCTCCGGAAAAGCTGCAGGCATCCTACGGTGCATGGAAGAATCATATTTCCCATGGGAACTGTCACAGTCTTGCCAGAACCATGGATCAGAAGGTAAAGGGATTTTTGGAGGTATGAGAATTGAGAACGATGCGATCCGTCAGATGCCGCTCCATATCCAGGAACAGGTGGGTGTGGCTATCGCGTCTCAGCTGGCACAAGCCAGCCCTGTGGCGGGTCAGCAGAAAGGGGAGAGTGAAATGCTGAGATGCGATCCAAGAGCCTTTGCCCGGTGTCCTTATAAAGGAAGCTGCGGCAGGATCGAAGATGCGGAATTTCCTGAGGACAGCGACTGCCATAAGTTCAACCGGCGGATTCTCTCAACACCTGTGACGGTTTCCGACGATATCCGGGCGAAAAGTGATCCGCAGCTCTTTCTGTTTCTGTATACCCTGATCAGCTCCTGTAAGGCAGGAGACTGCGGCGCTTGTCCAATTGGAGAAAAGAATTGCAGCAATTTAAGAAATTGGCTCAAATCTGAAAGTAAAGAAGGTAATGAATAATGGCTGGGAACAGACCGAAGAAACAATGCCCATACAATGACTGGGTGTTTTGCAGGGATACCACCTGTGATGGGTGCGGGTGGTATCCCAAGAAAAAACCGGAACAGAAACAGCAGGAAGAAAAGAAAGAATAATCACAGCCTGCGCCATGGCCCCAGAGTAATCTGGGGCTGAGTCGGAGTTTGTGAAGTTATCAGGAGGTGAGGATGTGGGTGTAAAAACCATGAAGCGGAGGATATTTGCGGGAAATACCTGTGAGCAGCTGGTCTATAATGTTCCGGACGGTATCCGTAATTCCAAAGGCTATGATCCGGAGAAACCGCCAAGGAAGCGGTTCAAGGACGAATCAGACCGGGCAAAGCATAGGGATGATATATCAAGAAGAACGTTCGTTCGAAACGTAAATGAGAATTTCAATCCCGGTGACCTTTACATAACGCTGACCTTTGCAAATGACTGGGAAGTCCATACATTTGACGAAGCCAGGCGTATTCGTCGTAATTTCATCAGAGCATTACAGCGGGCCTACCCGGAAGCGGTGATCTTTGCAGTGATGGGTCGGGGAAAATCGACTCAGCGCATCCACTTCCATCTTTTGACGAAAGGTATTCCAGAGGAACTGGTTATCGACAAATGGAAATACGGTAATGTCCTTCGGTTTGTAAAGCTGCGAGAACATAATTGGTACGACGGTGTTGACCATGGTGCAGATTATACAGGCTTGGCGAATTATATGTTTGACCACTGGACGGAGGAACAGGGCGGACACCGATGGTTTCAGACAAAAAATGCGCGGCAGCCAGAGAAGGAACCTCCTACAGAAGTTCGCATCACAGGCGGATATTCTGAGAAGCGTCCTCCGGTGGCACCGAAAGGCTATAAGCTTGTTTCCGTAAAGACAACGCCTTATGGCTATCTCTATTTTAAGTATGTAGTAGTGCCGCCGAAGGATCCACGCAGAACGGCGGCTAAAAAAGACCGGGCGAGGACCGGTTAGATTAAGCCTTGTAAATGTGTAAAGTTTTGAACCAACATGTGCAAGGGTTCAATAATTATCCTGAAGGGGGAGAAAAAACAATTGACAGCAGAGAAGGGATGCAATAAAATAAATACGAACAAACGATGGATAATGTGTCCGATATGCGGCAGAGGAAAAGTTCTCTGCATTCTTCCGACCACCAGGGTAAGCAATTTACCTGTTTACTGTAAGCTCTGCAGAAATGAATCCATCGTTAATATTCCAAGAGCCTGAGCCTTTGAGCCTGTGCCATGTATCGCTGTTGCGGTGCTTGGTGCAGGCTTTTTTGTTTTCCAGGAAAGATTGGGTATTGCATGGCAAAGGACTGGGCGAAAAGATTTTATAACAGCGATCATTGGAGGACATGCCGAAGCGGCTATATCCAGGAACGGATTCGCATTGACGGCGGCATGTGCCAGGTGTGCAGGAAGAGATTGGGTTACATAGTCCACCACAAGATTATCCTGACTCCACAGAACATCTGCGATCCGGATGTCTCACTGAACTGGAAGCATCTGTCCTATGAGTGCAAAGACTGCCACGATCAGCACGAAGGACATGGCGTAAAACACTCCACTTTGCCTGTTTGCGCTTTCGATTCTGACGGGAATCCAATCGAAATATACCAGGAATTTGAGCATAACCGGCTGTGATATCCCCCCTGGGTCGCAGCCCCTCCTACTTCGTAGGAGACCGAAGGGAGGGCCTCGAAAAAATACGCAGGTTGCGCACATGACCCCCCTCCCCAAAAGGAGAAAGGAGGCGAAAGTATGGCCAAGAAGTCCAAAGCAAGCCGGATCAAGGCAGAGAAAAAACGGCTTGAACAGAATTACGCAGAGTTATCACAGGCCAAAAAGGAAGTTGCCCAGGGATTGATCGAACGGGCCGCTTTTATGCGGATTGAACTGGAGGATCTGGAAGCTGACCTTGCTGAAAATGGCTGGGTCGAAAAGTTCTCTCAGGGAAACCAGGAGCCATATGACCGCGCCCGGCCACAGGGACAAACTTACAACGCTATGAACGGCAATTATCAGAAAATCATCAAGCAGCTGGATTCGATGCTTCCCAGGGAAGAATCAAGACCCAAGGAGGAGAACGACGGCTTCGATGATTTCGTGAGCGGACGTGATGAAGTTTGAGAAAGCTCCGTAAGTATCCGCTTAACTACAACCCTATCCGGGAATACTGGCAGGCCATTCAAGCCGGCAGAGAAGTCGTCAGCAAAAAGGTTTACAAAACCTACAAGCACCTGATCTGGAAGCTGGATAATCCGGGGGAATATTTCTACAGCCCTGCCCGGGCAAACCACGTGATCGAGTTTTTTGAGAACTATTGCCACCACTCCAAGGGCAAATTCGGTGGCAAGATGGTGGAATTGGAGCTTTGGGAAAAGGCTTTGCTGGCTGCCGTGTTTGGATTCATCGACGTGGAGGGGAACCGGCAGTACCGCAAATGCGGTTTGATCGTCGGTAAGAAAAACGGAAAATCCTTACTGGCTTCCGGCGTCGGCCTGTACATGCTGACAGCAGATGGAGAACCAGGTCCGGAAGTCTATGCAGTTGCAACCAAACGGGACCAGGCGAAGATCATTTGGCAGGAAGCCAAGCGCATGGTAAAAAAGTCCCCATCCTTGCTTAAACGGATCCGGGCCCTGGTGGCGGAGCTGTGCAGTGATTTCAATGACGGAAACTTCAAGCCCTTGGCTTCTGACAGCGATACCCTTGACGGTCTGAATGTCCACTGTGCACTGATGGACGAAATCCACCAGTGGAAAAATGGACGGGCGCTCTATGACATCATTGCTGACGGTGTCACAGCCCGTGAGCAGCCACTGATTTTCATGACCTCCACCGCCGGTGTCATCCGGGAGGATATCTACGATCAGGAGTACGAGGAAGCGGAGAAGTTGATCAACGGCTACGAGGATCCGGATGGATATCACGATGATCACACCATCTTCTTCATTTACGAGCTGGACAACCGCAGCGAGTGGACAGACCCCAATTGCTGGAAAAAAGCAAATCCGGGTCTTGGTACCATCAAAAACTACAAAACTCTGGCAGACAAAGTCAAAAAGGCCATGCAGAACCCTGCTCTGGTCAAGAACCTGGTCTGCAAGGAATTCAACATCCGGGAGACATCCTCCGAAGCCTGGCTTACCTTCGAGGAACTGGATAACCGGGATACCTTCCAGCTGGATCCTGCGGCGAAGCGCTTCCTGTGGCGGCACAAAGAAGGCGAAGACTGGCAGGAAATCGAACTGCCATATCCTCGCTACGGCATCGGTGGAGCAGACCTTTCCAGCACCACAGACCTTACGGCAGCAAAGGTGCTGTTCATGGTACCGGGCTGCCCGAAGATATTTACCCTGTCTATGTACTGGCTTGCTGAGGATCTTCTGGAAAAGCGGATCAATGAAGACCATATTCCATACGACAAGTGGCATGATCGGGGGTTACTCAGACTTTCTCCCGGTAATAAGGTCCATCAGAAGCACGTCAAAGAATGGTTCGTGGAGGTACAGGAATCACTGGATATCTACGTTACCTATGTGGGTTACGATTCGTGGAGTGCACCATATTGGGTGGAAGATATGGAGAGTTACTTCGGAGATTCTGCTATGATAGCCATTCATCAGGGCAAAAAGACCTTGTCCGATCCCATGAAGCGACTGAAGAATGATCTTTCCAGCAAGGTCATTGTGTATAACAACAACCCAATCGACAAGTGGTGCCTTGCCAATACCTCCTATGAGGAAGATAAAAACGGCAATATCCAGCCCCATAAAACAAGCAAACCAACCAGAAGAATCGACGGCACAGCTGCTCTTCTGGATGCCTACACGGTCCTGCAGGATAAGCAGGAGGAATACGAATCCATGATTGCCTAAGGAGGGATTTCTACGGGAATCGCATCGAAAATGTGGGCCAGAGTAAGTAATCGTTCCCCCACCACCAAAAGTACCGCTTTCAAGATGATCGCCATGGACGGTGAGACCTTTATCTGGAACGACAATGTGTACAAGTCTGATATCGTGATGAGTGCGCTGCGGCCCTACGTCAACGCCATTGGTAAGACCGTTGGAAAGCACATCCAGGAGACTTACACAGAAGAAGGGGAGCGGAAGATCAAGGTCAACCCGGAACCTTATGTCCGGTTTCTTCTGGAAGAACCGAATCCGCTGCTCACCGGCCAGAAGCTCCAGGAGTGGATGGCTACCACACTGAAAATCAACAACCATTGCTTTACGCTGATTGTCCGGGATGAAAACGGCCTGCCCACAGCGTTGTATCCCATCAACGCAACCCTTGCTGTGGCGGAATATGATGCCGGCGGGCACCTGTACATCCGGTTCTACATGCCGAAGGGCCAGCAGTTCGTGTTTGCCTACACGGATCTGATCCACCTGCGGGGCGATGCCGGTACCGGCAGCGATTTCTTCGGCGGTTCCAAGGTGGAGCAGCTGCTTCCTCTGATGGAGCAGATCGGCACCATTGACAAAGGCATTGTGGGTGCCATCAAAAACGGTGCCATCATCCGCTGGTTGCTGAAATTCACCAACTCCATGCGGCCGGAGGATCTGCAGAAGAAAGCCCAGGAATTTGCTGAGCAATTCCTGCAAACAGAATCCGGTTTCGGCGTTGCAGCAACAGACAGTAAGTCTGAGGCCATCCAGATCAAGCCCAACGATTATGTCCCAAATGCCACCCAGACTGACCGTACCATCAAACGCTTCTATGCAGCTCTGAACACCAACGAGAAGATTGTGATGTCCAGCTTCACAGAAGATGAGTGGAACGCCTACTATGAAGCTCAGGTGGAGCCGGATGTGATCCAGATGGGCAATGAGTACACCCGGAAGCTGTTCACCCGGAAAAAGCGCAGCTATGGCAACTCCATCATGTTTGAGGCATCCAATTTAGCCACTGCCAGTATGGCAACCAAACTGGCGCTGCGGGAAATGGTTGACCGTGGTGCTTTGGTACCCAACGAATGGCGTAAGGTCTTCAATTTGGCACCGATTCCCGGTGGCGATAAGCCCATCCGGCGGTTGGATACGGCTGTTGTGGAGGAAAGCGAGGTAAACGCAAATGAGTAAAACAATTGATATCCGCGGTGTCATTGTTCCGGATGATGACCAGTGGATTTACGACTGGTTCGATATCACGGCCACGTGCCCAAGAATGGTTCGGGATGCGCTGAAAGAAGCCAACGGGGAAGATCTGGAAGTGCTTCTCAATTCCGGTGGCGGCGATGTGTGGTCGGGCCAGGAAATTTACACGATTCTTCGGGCATATTCCGGAAAAATCCTGATCAAGATTCAGAGTTTGGCAGCATCTGCTACTGCGGTTATTGCAATGGCTGGAGAATCGGAGATTTCCCCTGTGGCTCAGATCATGATTCACAATGTCAGCGGCAGAGCCAAGGGAGATCACCGGGATATGGACCATGCATCGGAAGTTCTCCGCAACAGTGATCAGGCGCTTGCCACAGCATTTGTGCTGAAGACCGGCAAGAGTGAATCCGAAATCCTGAGCATGATGGCAAAAGAGACCTGGCTCACTGCCGAGCAGGCTGTGAAACAGGGCTTCGTTGACCGTATCATGTTTGAAAATTCCCAAACGCTTGGGAAACCGATGCGGCTCGCCGCAAGCTTTGATAACGGCCTGCTGCCTGTCAATGTAATTGACTATGCCAGAAAGCATTTCAATAAGCAGACCGCCGAGGCGAAGGCCAAGGCACAATATGAATTTTTACTTTTGGAGGGAAAAATCAAATGACCAGAGAACAGTATTTGAATCAGCGCAACCAGCTGATGAACGAAACAAAGGCCTTCCTGGATGCAGGTGATATGGAGCAGTTCAACGCAGCCAAGGCCAAGGTGGAGGCACTGGACAGCAAGTACCAGGAGGAAGCAACCGCACAGGCCAATTTTGCTGCACTGCAGGGTGCTGCTGTGGTGCCTGCTGCCATGCAGAATCTGGGTGCCGCCGGTACGGGCACCGTCAATCCTGTGGCCAATGCCGCACCCAGTGACCCCTATGATACTCCTGAGTACAACAATGCGTTTATGAACTTCGCCTGCCGCGGTGTCGCTATTCCTGAGAGGTTCCGCAATGAGGCTGCCACCACAGGTGCTGCAGACGCTGCCGCTGTGATTCCCACCACCATGGTTAAGGAGATCGTCCGCAACCTGAAGGAGCGCGGCATTATCTTCCAGCAGATGCGCCATATGAATATCCAGGGTGGCGTAGAGATCCCCATTCTTGATCTGATGCCCATCGCAACCTGGGTAGGCGAGGGCGCTTCCGAGGATCAGAAGCTCTCTGCCAAGGAAAAGATTTCCTTCTCCTACCACGGCCTGGAGTGCAAGATCGCACAGTCCATTCTGGTCAGCGTTGTTACCATCGACGAGTTCCAGAATCTGTTTGTGGAACTGGCTACCGAGGCTGTGATTGAAGCCGTCGAGAAGGGCGTTTTCAAGGGCACCGGTGAAGGCCAGATGCTGGGTGTCTGCAATGACAAGCGTGTGACCAAGGTTGTGGAGCTGACCGCTGAGGAGTTCGGCAAGTTTGACGTCTGGAAGAAGAAGGTCTTCGCAGCCATTCCCAAGAAGTACCAGAATGGCAGATTCTACATGTCCCTGGGCACCTTCGAGGGCTACATTGATGGCATGGTGGATCAGAACGGCCAGCCCGTCGGCCGCACCAACTACGGCATCACCGAAGGTTCCAAGTACCGTTTTGGCGGTAAGGATGTGGAACCCACCGAGGACGATGTTCTGCCCAACTTTGACGCTGCCGCTGCCGGAGATGTCGTTGCTGTCTACATGAACATGAAGGCCTATATCTTCAACTCCAACATGAAGATGACCGTTGTACAGTGGACGGACCACGACACCAACAAGAAGAAAACCAAGGTCATGCTGATCTGTGACGGCAAGGCTGCCGATACCAACGGCATCATCCTGGTCAAGAAGAAGGCCTGATCCATAAAGGAGGCAGCACATGGAACATGCACTTTCTGAGGTGAAGGCAACCCTGCGGGTGAGTCATTCAGCATTGGATGAAACATACAGATCCAGCATCAATGAGTGCTTAGCCGATATGGAAGTTAAGGGTGTTCTGATGCGTGATCTTGCAGATCCCAATATTCTGGCTGCCGTTAAACTGTACTGCCAGTCTGTGCACGGTGACCCTGCTTATAGCGAAAGGTTCATGGAACGCTATAGACAGAAGCGGAACGGACTGGCAGTGGCGAAAGGCTACGGTTGGGGGGTTACTCCAGATGAATGAATTGCTTATCCTGATTTCGCAGTCCGATGAGGTTGATGAATTCGGTGATCCGATTACCAGAGAAACCTCCCGCCAGGTATTTTGCGGAATTTGCAGCATCGGTCAAAAGGAGTTTTATCAGGCCCATGCCAACGGTCTGAAACCTGAAATCGTTTTTGTTTTGTCGGACTATCTGGACTATGAAAACGAGATGCTGGCCGTGTACAACGGTCAGCGGTACCGGGTGTTGAGAACCTACCGGGTGAAAGGTTCCAATAAAATCGAGCTTGTATGCTACCGGGAGGTGAACCCGGCATGAGTGTCCCAAAATCGGTCGTCCGGTTTAAGCGGGGCGGTGTCGAGTATATCAGTTCCGTAGACCGGGCCAGTTACACCATTTTGGAGCTGACCCGGGCAGCTCTCCGGGATGCCGGCAAGTTCATTGCCCGGAAGGCAAACACGGAAGCTATGAAGCTGAAGGGTCTGAAAAAGAGCAGGCGTGTCCGGGGCCGCAGTTCCACCTTCCTCTATAACGTACCCTGGGCCAAAACCGGCCTGCCCCACTTAGAGGTAGGAGTAAAGCATGGCACATGGTATGGCGAACAGCAGGAACTGGGCACCAGCAAACAGCCGAAACGGCAGATTCTACGTAATGCCGCCCATGATAACATAGCTCAGATTGTGGAGATAGAAAGCCAGTATATGAGTGCCCTGGAAGATGAGGCTAAGGCACTGCGCCTGATCAGCGAGGAAGAGTACACCGGCGGAGGTGAAGATTGATGGGGAAGACAAGTGCCCTGCGGAAGCTGGTAAGAGACAAACTGAAGACTGTATCGGGGGAAACTTACCACAAGAAAGCCTCAAAAAACGCTGCCTATCCCTATAAGGTCTTCCGGCTTGACAATGTGGCTTTTCCCAATCCCGACCGGGATGATATGGAACTGGAAATCGACCTCTGGAACAGAGGCGAGGATCCGAAACCCCTGGAGGACATTGCCGATCAGATTGAGACCCTGTTCAATGGGGCTATCTACCCGGCACCTCCCATCTATCCCGCTTTTTTCCGGGAAAACCGATATGATCTGGATGACCCGGACAAAGATCTGCAACATATTCAGCTGCGCTTCCTGGTGCAGCTGCACGAAACGGAGGAATAACTTATGGCATCTACTGCCTACACCGGTGCGGGCCAGATTCAGGCCAGCGATTACCGGTATGTTAAGTGGGTCGGCAAAACCAAGGGTGGGCTGCCTATTCAGATCGAGCTGCCCAAAGCCTTCTGCCGCTCCAATCCCGACTGGAAGTTTGAGGAAAAGAACGAGACTGTTCCTGAACTGGAATTTGAGGGTGTATATACCGACGAACAGCTGGAGAAGGGCGATCGAACCGAACCCTGGATTTTGACCCTGCCCGAGGGTTTGAAGGCGGGCAACGATGAAATCCTTTTGAGCGTTGGCAAGTTCTATGTTGGCACCAGCAATACCGACGCGAAGCCGGTAGGCCTGACCCGTGGCGGTGGCTCTTTCGTCGTCGAACGCGAGTACCGTGACATCAATGCCGACGACGATCCCGGCTCTGTAGAGGGCCGCATTTCCAAGGATACCGGAAGACCTAAGCTGAAGCTCAATGCGCTTCAGTGGTTGAGCAAGGTTGCCCAGCTGTATCCTGCCATCATTGCCAAAACTACCACCAGCGGCACGTAAATCCAAAGGGCGGCCTGGTGCCGCCCTTAATTTTATTCAGGAGGAAAACCGCATGCGTAAATTGAAAACCACGGACCTGCCTGCCCTCTGCCGCAGCCTGAAAAAGCTGGGTCTGAAGGAAGAATTCAAAAAAATCGCCCAGGAAGCCGAAGGCATCAAAGACGTTTGGGAGAAGGGCTTCGAGTTCATCTGGAAGCTTTTCGATGTAGCGACGGAGGTCGACGGCGAGGGCGCAATCTATGAATTTCTGGCCGGTCCTTTTGAAATGACTGCCCAGGAGGTCGCGGATCTCGATCTGGACATTCTGATTGCCAACTGCCAGCAGCTGGCCGCTGAGAATAATCTTGGCGCTTTTTTCAAGTCTGCAGCCAAGTTGATGAAGTAGAACTTCTCGACTTGTTGCTGCATAGGTATCACAACATAGGATTCATTCTGCAGCTCGACGCAAACACCGGTGCGCCTTTGATCCTGGAAGCCCTGGAGAAGGAACGCGAGGAAAGAATCTTCCAGCAGTGGACCGCCCAGCTTCCTATAATGGCATATTCCGGGAAATACGTCAGCTTTGCAGATTATAAAGACCGGGTCACCGGAGCCAATATTGACCGCCGTCCCACGGCTGAAATTTTGGCAGAACTGGAAGAAGTAGAGCGTGAGCTGAACGGAGGTGACGCTTAATGGCTCTTGAAATTTTCCGCTTAGTCGGTTCTGTTTTCGTTGACACCGATGCAGCGGACAAATCCCTTAAAAAGACCGACGACAATGCCGCAAAACTGGGCCAGTCCCTTATGAACGGCGTTAAAAAGGTTGGCCAGTTTGCAGCCGGCGTGGCAGCCACAGCTGCCGCTGCTGGCGCAGGCATTGTGGCCCTGACTGAAAATACCCGGGAATACCGTACAGAGCAGGGCAAGCTGACAACAGCATTTGAGATGCAGAACTTCACCGCAGAGCAGGCCCGGAGCACTTATGAAGCCCTTAACGGCATCCTGGGTGACAGCGGACAGGCTGTTGAGGCAGCGAACCATCTGGCCATGCTGGCGGACAATGAGCAGGAGCTTGCCACATGGACGGCTATCTGCACCGGTGTTTATGCGACCTTTGGTGATTCCCTCCCTATCGAGGGCCTGACAGAAGCCGCCAATGAAACAGCCAAAACCGGCAGTCTTACTGGCAGTCTGGCCGATGCACTCAACTGGGCAGGCATCAATGAGGACAAGTTCCAGGAGAGTCTGGATAAATGCGCCACTGAGCAGGAACGGCAGGCGCTGATCACTGACACTCTGAACGGCCTTTATAAAGAATCCGCTGACCAATACCGAAAAAACAACGAGGAAGTCATAGCAGCCAATAACGCCCAGGATAGGCTGAACAAAGTTATGGCTACCATCGGAAAAACACTGGAACCCATTGTTACCAAGGGCAAGGCATTGGTAGCAGATATTCTGGAGAAGGGCACTCCTTACATCCAGAGCCTTGCTGAGTTTGTGATTCCGCTTCTGGCATCGGCCTTTGAGAGTCTGATCACCTGGGTTGGCAAGGCAGTCCAGTGGTTTGAGAAAGCTCATATATGGATGACCCAGAACAAGACAGCAGCAACCCTCATAGCTATCGTAATCGGTACTTTGACTGCGGCAATCATTGCCTGGAATATTGCTCAGAATGCGGCCACAATTGCCACCACCGTTGCCACCGCAGCAACAACAGCCTTCGGTGTCGCAATGACGGTTGCAACATCGCCGATCACGTTGATTGTTATCGCGATCGGAGCGCTGATCGCCATCATTTACCTTCTGGTCAAAAACTGGGATACAGTAAAGCAGGCCGGAATCGACTGCTGGAACTGGCTCAAGAAGACCTGGACAGGAGTTGCAGACTGGTTCGGCACAAAAGTGACGAAGCCAGTGGGGAACTTTTTCTCAGAACTCTGGAAGAGTATCCAGCGAACCTTTTCCAACGTAACTGAGTGGTTTCGGAACACCTTCTCCAGGGCGTGGAAGGCGGTAAAAGACGTTTTCTCTACAGGTGGCAAGATCTTCGATGGAATCAAATCCGGCATTGAGCGGGTCTTCGTAACCACTGTCAATGCCATTATCCGTGGCCTTAATAAGGTTATTGCCGTTCCTTTTAACAAGCTGAACAGCATCCTGAACAAGCTGAGAAATCTGACCATTATGAAACTCAAGCCCTTCAGTTGGATTGGAAGTTTGGAGGTTCCCCAGATCCCGCAGCTGTACGAAGGTGCGGTTCTAGAGCGCGGTCAGGTCGGTTTGCTGGAAGGTAACGGCGCAGAAGCTGTGGTGCCGCTCCACAATAACCGAAAGTGGATCTCCGCAGTTGCTCAGGATATGGATGCCGCCTTCGGTGGCGGTTCCGGCAGTCAGATCGTAGCCCTTTTGATGGACATTCTGGAAGCCATCGAAGAGCTGGCAGAAATGGGCATCTTCCTCGACAAGGACAAGCTCGTCGGGGAACTGGCAAAGCCCATGGACCGTAAGCTGGGGCAGCTCCAGGCGAAGAAAGCGAGAGTGTAACGATTATGGCAAGAGGTACATCTTTTGGTGGCCTGCACAGCAACCGTGATCTGCATCTGATTCAGCAGAGAGTGGACGTGCAGCCTGCCAAGCCGAAACTGAACATCGTTAACGTTCCCGGGGCGGATGGATCGAAAGATCTGTCTGCCCAGCCGGGGGGCCGCGTCGTATTTGACGACAGAGAAATCGTCTGGACTTTTGCTTTGTACCCCGGTGAAAAGTGGCATGCAAAGCACATGGAAGTCAGCAACTACCTCAATGGCTTGGCCTGCAGCATCACATTGGATGATGACCCGGAGTATTACTATTCCGGCCGTCTGTCTGTGGATAAGTACAACATTGATGGCTTACTGCGGCAGATCGTAGTCCGTGCGATTTGCCGGCCTTATAAGCTCAGGCAGGCAGAGACCACGGTCACCGCTGCACTCACATCGGCATTTCAAGAGATTGTTCTGCGCAATGACCGGAAGCCGGTTGTGCCCACCATAACAGTAACGGCGGAAACCGAATTGCTTTGGAACGACACCGCCTACACTTTGGAAGCCGGCACCCATAAGGTGCTGGATATCGAGCTTCTGGAGGGAAGCAGCCTTCTGGAAGTCAGATCTACCGGCGAAGCAGGCAGTATTTCCGTGAGCTATCAGGAAGGGGCGCTGTAAATGTATCAGGTATATTTCGGCGACAGCCCGATTTATGACCCACGGGATGAAAGCCTGATCATTCGGGAACCGGATGTTCATCTGGCAGTGGGTGAGGCAGGGGAGATGTCTTTTATTATCGATCCTGATCACCCAAACATCAGCACGCTTTCCAAGCTGAAAGGCACCCTCGAGCTCAGAGCGGGCGGAAAACCCATCTTCAAGGGGCGCATCATAAAAGATGCCGAGGACTTCTTTCTGTCCCGGAAAATCGAAGTGGAGGGCCGGCTGGCCTGTCTGAATGACAGTCAGATCCCGCCCCACAGCTTCCCGGATGACTGGCGTAACGATGAAGCATATCTGGCAGCTCAGGAAAGCGGCAATGTGATCGCGTTTTATCTGGGCTGGATGCTGGATCAGCACAATAGCCAGACACGGGAAGAGCAACATATCCTGCTGGGGGATGTGACCGTTACAGACCCCAATAACTATATTTTCCGGGAATCCAGTAAGTATGTAACCACTATGAAAGAAGTCCGAAGTAAGCTCGTAGACACGCTGGGCGGCCATCTGCTGGTAGATTACAGTGGAGAGATACCTGTACTTAATTACTATGCGGATCTCCCTTACGTCAACACCCAGACCGTACAGTACGGAGAAAACCTGCTGGATCTGCTGAATGAGGAAGACGCTGCAGATGTGTATACCGCAATTCTGCCGCTGGGTAAAGATGGCCTGACCATTGCAGAACTGGAGGATGGAGAAATCTCTCCAGGTTACTGGAAAGAGGGCAACATTATCTACAGCGCTGATGCAGAGGCGCACTATGGTGCCAGAATCACCAAGCCGGCAGAATGGGAGGAGGTAACCACCGCAGCCAATTTGCAGACGAAGGCGTTGGCGAAGCTCCAGGCAGATGGCTCATCGTTAACTAGGACCATTACCGTCAAAGCGGTAGACCTTGGCATGGTTCAGGAGGAAAAGCCTCAGACAGCAGCTGCCATAGCCGGCAGAGCCATTGCCGGTGACAGCATCGTCGGTTCGGATCAGACTACGGATGTGGTATCCTCTAAGATTTCCCGGTTCATCGTCGGCCGGTACGTTAAGATCGAAAGTGCTCCCCATGGCTTCAGCGCAATCTACCCGCTTATGGAGCTGGAACCGGATATTCTGAACCCGGGCAACACCAGAATCACGCTGGGTGCCGTGGTAAAGTCAGCATCCGCATTGGCAAGCAATCATCTGTCATAAAGGAGATCCACATCTATGGCACTTACAAAACGTTTTTACATCAATCATAAGACCGTCATCACGGCGGAAAACATGAATGACATTCAGGATGCCATCATTGCCCTTGAGAAAGTGGTGGGCATTGTCCCCGGAGAGGGAGAGGCTACCAGAACCATCAGTGTCATCAATCCCAACGGCAATTATACCCTGGCGGAAACCGTGGCCCTTCCGGATGGCCTTTACTGGCTGGCAAATCCCATTATCCTTGCCAATGCGGACGGTACCGAGACATTCCGTCTGGCTGGACTTGCAGCGAAAAACGGCAGTGTCTGGGTGGTGTACGATACCGGAAGCTGCTGCACGGTTGACGATGCCGGAGTCCTCCAAAGCTGGTTTTATATCGGTCTGCCTGCAGTGACCGAAGAATCTGAAGGCATGGTTCTGGCGGTGTCCGGTGGCCGATGGGTAGCCGCAGACCCGCAGACAATCTTCCCGGACGGAGATGAGGTGGCTTACGGATGAAAGTTCTGACCGACAATCAGCATTATCAGGATATCGCCGAAGCGATCCTGGCCAAGACGGGAGGCACAACACCCCTGAAGCCTGCCGAAATGGCCCCGGCGCTGAACGGCCTGAATATCGAGCTGGAAGAAGCCTATGTTACCCCCACCACGGAGCAGCAAGAAATCCTTCCCCCTGAAGGTGTCTATGGATTCTCCAAGATCCTCGTAGACGCAGCCCAGGAGGGCGGTGGCGATATTGGTGGTGACTGGGATTCTGCCGAAGATACCACTTTCGGTGACGATTACTACAACGTTCCCACGGGCAACTATGACTATTCCGCAGGCTCGGACGAAAATCCGCATTATATCCCGGAGATTCCCGGCACTGGTTTCAAGGCACTTTTCAGCAAGAAGGTGAAAGCGGGGCAAAAATTTCGGTGGTTCATAGATGGTCAAAAACATGAGGTAACAACTAACGCAGATTGTTATTTGTTTTTAGGCACTGGTTATGTCCCTAATTATGAGGCATATAGGGTAGCACTTTTCGCAAAAGCAAGTTTTTCCGGCACATACACAACCCCAAACGGATCAACAACATTTTCCTCCGATAAAAGCGGATATGCCGATGTGCACTATAAGATTTTGCAATTTGGTTCTCTGACATCCACGGATTTTGCTGACATAGTTGTTTGCAATATGGGTTCTTTTTCTAACGAAACAGATTTTGAAAAAGCATTGCACGCTTTTGCATCTGATTTTGACGAAACCACCGGAACAGAACAGTTTATTGCATTCGTTTCCGATACACAGATTTTATATGATGGTTCTGCTATCAATAATGCGGATAAATCTCCTATGACTATCTACGAATGCAATGCCGGGGCTGAAAACACATGGGTTCAGATTGGCAATACGGACGGCACGGATTATCCTGTGGGTGCTTATACTCTTGTCTGGAACAGTCACGACCTGAAAGACATGACCGGGCAATTTGTAACGCAGAGCAAGTCTGATGACCCTGTTGAGGAAATGTCACTGGGAGAGGAAGGTGTGCCTGTGGAGCGTGACGAAACCTACACCATAGAGGGCGAAACGGTAAACACCTTTGTTTCCGCAGTACAGAAGGTAACAGGCGGCAAAACACCGCTGACACCTACAGATGCGGCACTGGCACTGGATGAATATTATGCCCACCCAGCGGAGGAGATGAAGTTTTAATGAGCGAAACAATTCCTATTAGACCCGAAACGCTGAAAGCATTTGCAGATGAAGCAAGAAGG